CACGTTGGGATGATCCACGGCCTAAGCCCAGCATGGAAGAGATTTACTGGGTGATGGAAAAGATCAAGGAGTTTGAAGAGTCAATCCCCACAATCTGGCTTGATGAAGATTGGGAAAAGATCACTGGCGAAAGAAGGATGATTGAAGAGGCTATCGGTGAACCTGCATAACTTATTTCCAACGCCAGTAGGTTTTGCAGACCTTGGCCGTGAGTTGACGGACGAGGAGATGTTCTTCATCCGCAGTCTTGAGACTCGGCCTAACATGGGCAACACAACAAGCACGGATAACTTCGTGCTTCGCAATCAGGCCATGACAAGCCTGCGATCATTCATTGAGGACAGCGTGGCTGAATACTTCAAAGCCACGATCAATCCCAAGCACAACGTATCCCTACGCATCACACAAAGTTGGTGCAATTACTCTGAGCAGGGTCAGTATCACCACAAACATGCCCACCCGAATAGCTACATCTCAGGCGTGTTTTACTTGCAGACCAATCCTGATGACAGGATTTACTTTTACAAAGACGGCTGGCAGCAGATCAAGTTTCCCACCGATAACTGGAATGCGTATAACTCAGAGAGTTGGTGGTTTGAGGCTTATGCAGGCCGACTGATTCTGTTCCCCTCATCTTTAACACACATGGTTCCTAATGTGCAGGGTGAAACAACCCGTATCTCTTTATCGTTTAATACCTTCCCTGTAGGTACTGTTGGGGAAGAGATGGACTTAACTGGATTGAAACTGGAGGCTTGAATGGCTCACTACGCCCGCATTGACGAAAACAACATCGTCCAACAAGTGATCGTTGTAGACAACAAAGACACGGCTGATGCTTTCGGCGTGGAGAAAGAATACATCGGCGCAGCCTTCTGTGAGCGTTTGCTCGGTGGAACGTGGAAGCAGACTTCGTATAACGCTAATTTCAGAAAGAACTATGCTGGGATTGGCTATACGTTTGATGCAGTGCGGGATGCGTTTATTCCACCACGCCCTAGTGATGATGCAACGCTTGATGAAGCGACCTGTCAGTGGATTGTGCCGAGCGTTGGTGCCGATTCCGTTTAAGGATTAAGTCATGACCACAAAGATCACGAATGCCAACATTACAAACACTGGAGTCACTGCCGGTTCGTATACCAACGCCAACATCACGGTAAACGCACAGGGTCAGCTTACTTCAGCAAGTAGTGGATCTAGTGGTGTCTCGTGGCAGGCAGTACAGACGACTGGGTTTACAGCGGTTGCCGGTAATGCTTATCCCGTTAATACAACTTCAGCAGCATTTACCGTCACGCTACCTGCTAGTCCAGCGGCAGGCAATGTCATCACGCTGACAGATTATGCGGGGACGTTTGGAACTAATAACCTGACGGTAAATCCAAATGGGTTGAAGATTCAGGGTTCAACAAACAATGCAGTATTAAGCACTAACAGAGGTTCTGTTCAGCTTGTTTATGTAGACAGTACGCAAGGCTGGGTTGCTTACTCTAGCTTTGCCGTTACAAGTTTATTAATGCCAATTAACTATCTTGTTGTCGCAGGTGGTGGAGGAGGGAGTTATTCTGGCGGCGGCGGTGCTGGCGGACTGCTTGAATCTTCTACATCTCTTAATTTAGGAACTGCGTACACAGTCACTGTTGGAGGGCCAGGATCAGGGTCTCCATCCACTGGAACAAGAATTGGAACAAACGGTTCTAACTCTGTTTTTGCAAGTTTTACGGCTACCGGAGGTGGCTATGGAGGTAATGTTTCAAATGGTAATTCCGGCGGTTCTGGAGGCGGGGGTGATGGCGGCACATCTACATCCTATAACGGCGGTCCTGGCACTTCAGGACAGGGGTCTGCTGGCGGTAATGGGGGCAGTGGATCAGGGACGTATGGCGCTGGTGGTGGCGGCGGGGCCGGAGGAGTTGGATCAAATGGTACGTCGAGTGCTGAAGGCAACGGTGGCGCTGGCGTTAACTCTCTTATTACAGGTTCAAGTGTTGGGTATGCCGGCGGCGGCGGCGGCGGCGGCAGGGGCGCTTCTGGTGAAACTGCTGTAACGAAATCAACGGCGAGTCATGGAGGCGGCGCAGGTTCAAACAATTCTGGGTCTGCAGGTACAGCGGGTGCTACAAATCGTGGCGGTGGCGGCGGCGGTGCTTATGGCAATGGTGCGGCTGGAGTTGTTTCTGCTGGTGGTAACGGCGGTTCTGGTGTTGTCATTATTAAAATTCCGGACACACGCACCGCAACCTTTTCCGGCGGTGTTACATCCAGCGTTTCTACAGCAGTTGATGGTTACAAAATATACACCGTCACCGCAACGTCAACGACCTCAGAAACGGTCACATTTAGCTGAGGAATGACATGGCACATTTTGCAAAAATTGATAACTTACAAACTGTCGTGTTTGTCACCGTGGGCCGCCAAGAAGATGACGGGAAAGAATTGGAACTATGCGCCAGAACGGGCGATACCTATCGTCAAACTTCGTACAACACCCGAGGTGGCGTTCACTACGATCCTGATACGGGCCTGCCGTCAGCGGATCAGTCAAAAGCATTCAGAAAAAACTACGCAGGAATTGGCTACACCTACGATCCCGTTCGTGACGCTTTTATTCCACCAAAACCAACACCAGACGCTGTACTAGATGAAGAGACTTGCCAGTGGATAGTGCCTGTGGCTGACCCCATCGGTGCTGATTCTGTAGGGGCTGACTCTCTGTGAAATATTCGATTGTCATCCCGACATATAACCATTGCAGTGATCTGTTAAAGCCATGCATTGAGTCGATATTCAAATATACCGACATGGGTGAGGTTGAGTTGGTCATTTCGGCCAATGGCTGCAAGGATGAAACGTCGGATTACCTCAAATCACTTAAGAAAACCTTTGCCAGTATTGGGTTTGAAAAGCATCTTAAAGTCATTTGGCACGATCAGCCTTTAGGCTATTCTGGGGCCACAAACGCAGGCATACGCTTTGCCACGGCAGATAAGATCGTCCTGCTCAACAACGATACGGTACTGCTGCCACAACCCAAAAGCCAGTGGTTGCAGATGTTGGACAGCGTTTTCAAAAACGAAAGGTGCGGCATCTCATGCGTGATTAAAGGGCCATCAGAGCCAGCAGGAAAGGACTTTGCAGTCTTCTTTTGCGTGATGGTTCACCGCAAGGTTTTCGATGCTATTGGCCTTCTGAACACCGAGTACGGCGTGGGTGGCGGTGAAGACACAGAGTTCTGCATTGAAGCCGAAAAAGCAGGATTTGAGGTCTGTGAATGCGCTCCAAAGGCATGGCAAGACAACATCTTCATCGGTGGCTTTCCCATTTACCATGCTGGCGAAGGCACGGTCCTAGACACAAACCTCGTGCCTAATTACCACGACATTTTCCTGCGCAACTCGCTTAAGCTAGCCAAGAAATACAACCCTGAGTGGTATCGCTGGCGGCTATCCAATTATTGGGAGCGTGCCGTCTTCCTTAAAGGTGATCCGGTCTTCCCTCGTGAGACTACGCGCTATCAGTGGGCGGCTAAGCATGTCCGCGGCAATAAGATCCTTGAGATCGGATGCTCAAGTGGTTATGGCCTTCAGTTTATGCCTGACGGCGTGGAATACACAGGCCTTGATTACGACCCCATCATTGTTGAAGTGGCCAAAGAGCAAAAGTGGGCTGACAGGGCAAACTTTATCAATGCCGACATTAATAAGATCGACCTTGAGCAATACGACACGATCATTGCCTTTGAAGTCATTGAGCACATTGATAATGGCCTTGAGGTCCTGCAGAAACTCAAAAAACACTGCAAGAACTTGCTCTTTACCGTACCCATGAATGAGCCGCCAGGCTTTTGGGGACCGCATCACAAACTACATGGCTTAAACGAATCGCACTTTCCTGGCTTTGAGTTCAATTACATTGACGAAGAAGGCAACATTTCTGAATGGCCAAAACCGATTGATCAGCACAACCGCCTGAACCTTCTCATCGGACGCTGGCATGCCTAGCGTTCTTTGCTCAGTCTCAACCCGTGGCCGCACGCACACAACGCTGCCTATGGCGTTGCAGGCCATCATCAATCAGACCCGCAAGCCCGATAAGCTTGTGATCTTTGATGACAATGATGACCCGCAAGACCTGCGTAGCGATCCGCTTTATCAGCAACTCTTTTACATGCTGCAAGCCAAAGAGATTGCCTGGGAGTGGCTCTATGCAGGCAAGAAAGGCCAGCATCACAATCATCAGATGGCCAATTGGATGGGCTATGACTGGGTGTGGCGAGTGGACGATGATGCACTGCCAGAACCGAATGTCTTGCAAAACCTCTTAAAGCACGCGGGACCGCAAGTCGGCGGTGTGGGTGGGTCTGTCCTCACGCCACCGCAAGCATTTGAAGGCACAGCAACCGGCAAGATTGAGCAGATCTATGCGGAGCCAAACCTTCAGTGGGGCCGCATCAAGAAAACTCAAGAAGTTGAGCACTTGCACTGCACGTTTCTCTACCGTGCAGGTGTTTATGACTACAACCTTGCCCTCTCACGCGTGGCACATCGTGAAGAGACGCTATTCACTTACGGCCTTCACAAGAAGGGCTACAAGCTGCTCGTGGTGCCCAACGCTGTAACCTGGCACTTGAAAGCACCATCAGGTGGTATTCGCATGGAAAACAGGCAAGAACTGTTTGAGCATGACGAGCAGATCTTTCGCAATACCATGGCCTTCAGAAACAACACGATCGTCGTGCTCAATAGCGGTATGGGCGATCACATCGTCTTCTCGCATGTGCTGCCTTACATTAAAGATCCGATCGTCTTTGGTTGCTATCCTGAGATCGTGCCGTCAAAATCGATCGCTGAAGCCCAAAGTCTTTTTGGCGACATTGAGATGTTTAACATTTACGGCAAGATGCACCATTGGAAATGGCAGTCAAGCCTTGAAGACGCCTATCGGAAGATGTACTTATGATTCTGATCGCGCCATTTGCCAAGCAATTACGCAACGGCAAAGAGAATCCCAAGAACTATCCCTTTTGGGATGAGTTGATTCGTCTGATTGATCAACCCATTATTCAGGTCGGGGTTGAAGGCGAAAAGCAGCTAGTAGCGGACTTTCGCAAGAATCTTCCCATCGTTGAAGTGCGTAAACTCATTCAGCAGTGTGAGACTTGGATCTCTTGCGATTCATTCCTGCAGCATCTTGGATGGGATGAGGGCAAACAAGGTATTGTTTTGTGGTCAGTTTCTGATCCGCTAATCTTCGGGCATCCTGAGAATATCAACCTTCTGAAGGACCGCTCTTTACTGGCTCCTAATCAGTTTTTATGGTGGGAGCATACTGAACACGACCCGAGCAAATTTGTTTCACCCCAAACGGTAATAAACGCGCTAAAATTATTTAATCAAGAATTGGTATCAGGGTGACATCATGGCCGCACCGAATTACACGCCAATCCAGCTTTATCGGACCAACACAGCCTCAACCACAGCACCCGCCGCTGGCAACTTAAACGCAGGTGAGCTTGCCATCAATTACCACGACAGTGGGATGGCGCTCTATGCAAAGAACTCATCAGGAGCCGTCAAAAAGCTCATCAACAACCCTGCGGGCCTGACTTATCCGGCTGCTGACGGCTCGGCATATCAAGCCGTTCAAACGGATGGCTCTGGAACCCTATCATTTGCGCCATCGGCATCATCAGTTTTAACGGCTCAAGGCGACTTGCTTTACGCCTCTGGGGCTAACACCTTAGCCAGGCTTGCCAAGAGCACTACAGCTACGCGTTACCTCTCTAATACGGGTACCAATAACAATCCAGCCTGGGCGCAAATTGATTTAACGAACGGCGTCACAGGCACCTTACCCATCGGTAGTGGAGGCACAGGTGTTAGTGCCGCTGCAAGTGACGGCCAGCTACTAATCGGTAATGGCTCAGGCTTTACCCTGGCCAATATCACGGTTAGCCCACCGCTAAGCATTTCCAATACGGCAGGAGGCATTGCACTTACTGCTTCAGGTCTTGGCACT